AAAAGCCTAGTTACACAAACAGAAGCAGACTATGTGAACATGGGACTGGACGTAGGTGTTTACTTTGGCGACAGAAAAGAGTTTGGTCGTACACATACTATCTGCACTTGGCAAAGTCTAAACATTCTACTTAAAAATACAAAGAACCAAGAAGCACCCATTACCATTGGCGAGTTTCTTGAAGGTGTTGTCTGCCTCATTGTTGACGAAGTGCACATGGCCAAGGCAGATGCACTCAAGACACTGCTGACAGGTGTTATGGCTAATATCCCAATACGTTGGGGACTAACAGGCACTATTCCCAAAGAACAGTTTGAATTTATGGCACTGCGAGTAAGCCTAGGCGAAGTCATTCATCGTATTGCTGCTGCTACTTTACAGGACAAAGGTGTATTAGCACAATGTCATGTGAACATCATACAAACAGAAGAACATGCAGAGTATGCCAATTATCAAACAGAGTTACAGTATCTTGTAACCAATAAAGAAAGACTGGATTACATTGCCGGTCTTATACAACAAATCAATCAAACAGGAAACACTCTTATCCTCGTGGATAGAATTACAGCAGGCGAAGAACTAGTAGCTCGCTTGCCCAACAGTGTTTTCGTAAGCGGAGAAATGAAAGCCAATGCTAGAAAAGAACACTATGATGAAGTTCAAGGAGTGGATGATAAGATTATCGTTGCCACCTATGGCGTTGCTGCTGTCGGTATTAATATTCCTCGTATTTTTAATCTCGTGCTTCTGGAGCCTGGTAAGTCCTTTGTTAGAGTTATACAATCGATTGGCCGAGGCATCCGTAAGGCTGAGGATAAAGATTTTGTCCAAATATGGGATATAACTGGCAACTGCAAATATGCCAAACGACATCTAACTAAACGTAAACAATTTTACAAAGAAGCAAATTATCCATACACTATTGAGAAGGTAAGTTATAAATGAAATTTGATAAACTATTGATTTGTGGCGACAGCTATATGCAATGTTTTATCACCGTTGACGGTCATAAGATGCTGGCTAAAAAGCTAGGCATTGACAAAGTAGATTATATAGTTCGATCTGGTAGTTCAATTGAATACATTATAAGATCAGTAACTGAATATCTTTTAAAGAACACACAAGAAACTATTCTAGTAATATGGGGGTTGACATTCATTAATCGATTTGATATGTTAACTGTGGATCACAGCAACAATTACGCAGGTGAATGGACCAGCTTCAATGGCGGAAATCTTACATTTGGTAATATTCTTAAAGAAAAGATTTTTGAATATAGATCAGTGCTTGCTGCTGCACGTTGTATTGCTAGAATACGAGAAATGAATAAATCTATTGTGCTTAAGGATTATATCGATAAGATCATTACCACTGCTGCTTTTATTGAACAGCGTGGGCACAACTTTATTATTTTCAGTCAAGGCAAATTGGAAACAGAAGATGCAGTAGCTGAACAATATCAGAAAGATTTAATCAATCAAGATAATCGATATTATAATATTTTCGATTTGGCAATGAACAAGCATCTACAGGATTTAGGTGTCCCGGTTAGTGCAAATGACATTAGAAATTATCCAGATTTAGATCGTGCTTTAATGCATCCTGAAGAAACAGATATTTTAGCTGAAACACTGTCAAATGTGCTTGTTGAAAAATATAATGAAATTTTTAACGGAAAATCCGCAACATGAAGATTGCAGTCTGCGGTTGTAGCTTTAATACTCCGGTAACTGGGCTTTATGCAGGCACGCATTGGAGTGAGTTATTGGCCAAAAGTCTCAATGCAGAATTGCTATCTTTAGCAAGACAAGGTATCAGTAACAATGCCATACGATTGCAGATCACAGAAGCAATTAAACATAACCCAGACTGGATTTTTATAAACGCTACTACTCCCAATAGAATAGAAGTGGCTACCGACAAAAACAATGTTATCAACCCAGACTTGGGATACGATGTTAAAATTGGTTTAGAAAATTTCAACTACGACAAAAATAAAAAGACCAGAATGATCAGTGAAACTGTGTTCAGTATTGTGGATTGGGATCGTCATCCTTTCAGAGACTATCCCGTGGATGCAGACACTAGACAAGCAGTTAAAAGTTATTCTGCTTTTATGTATGATGAAAATTGGAAAATGCAACTGGACAACTGGGTTATAAACAGCGGTCTTTGGCAACTGCATGATTTGGGTTACAAGTTCATATACAATCAAACTATTATTAATGAACATCAGCAGTATCACATGCTGCCTGAATGGTTTGAGAAAAAATATCTAGTGGATAAGAGTTTTGATTTATTGATTCTTATGCGGGAAAATCAAAATAAACCCGATCCAGGATATCATACTTCTCCTGAAAATCAGATTTGGTTAGCAGAAAAATATTTAGAATTACTAAAACAAAGACAACAACTTTACGAGGAAAACGATTAAAATGAGAATATTAACAGTAGATAATCATGTCTATGAAATGAATGATCTACCAAACGAAATAAGTGATCTAAGATTCTGCGTATTAGACAACAGTAATCCTGCAGAACCTGACTATTACTTTTTGCCATTGGTATTTTTAGAAAGTTTCAATGATCCTGCACTTGTATTAAAGATAGGTAAACATAGAATTAAGATGCCCTACAACTGGCGTATCTTAATCGGTGATCCTGAAATTGGTGATTTAGAAGCACTGCCTCTGACCAAGATCAACGACAGAGGTTTTGAAATCTTTACATTCAATCCTATCAGCAGTTTTCGTCCTAAGTTTGAACCTGTGGAGATTGAAGATGTGTATCAAGATGTCAAATGGTATTTTCCTAAACTAAAGAACGGACAGTTGCTTTGTGTACCATTGGAAGATGGACCAGAACCACAGTGTGCTTACTTTGTCAAAGACATCAGTCGCGCCAGTGAGATGATTGACATTGCAAAGATTATCTAATATAGTACAGCATGACAGATAAACTGCACATATCCAATGAAATGCGACAGCTGGATCGCAAGCACCGTGAGTTCTATGATGAGCTCACGGATGAAGAGCGGAAAAAGTTCAGTACATTTCTTATGTTACGTTGGGGCAGTGCAGTTCAAGGCGACAGCATGTTTCAACAGTATTATGTTCAAAGCATGAATGAGCAAGTTAACAAATACTTTTTTGATTTGAATCGTCATCCTAAACTACAGTGGTTGTTGTTGACATGTGTAAGTCCAGGCATGGGTGAAATGCGGCATGAATGGATTGGCTTTAAAGGCAAAACTGCCAAGAACAAACGTGTGAAATTGTTTGCCACACTGTATCCTGAAAAGAAGATGGATGAGCTAGAGCTGTTGGATGCAGTAACCACAGACGAAGAACTGAAAGCGCAGCTGATTAGTTTAGGCTGGCAGGACAAAGACATTAAAGAGGCATTGAAATGATTACAGTAATGATGGATCCGCAAATTGGATATGCTGTTACTCAACAAGTATATGGCGGCATTCAAATACAAATCAATGCCAATCCTGAATTGCTAAACATGTTACAGTGGTATAGAACATGGGGGCCTGTGTTTGCTAACAACAATCCTGCTGTGCAGGCTACTCTGCAAGACCTAAAGACAATGCACAACATCACAAACAATGGATAGTGAACTTAGGAAGATCGCAATGGAAGCATTAAAAGATCCTATCGTAGGAGAACACCAGTGCCAATATTGCAAGCAGAAGTTTGTAAGAGAAAGCACACTGGCAGCACATCAGTGTGAGCCTAAACGCAGGCATCAACAAAAGACAGAGAAGGGCGTAATGATAGGATATCAAGCATGGATACGCTTTTATGAATTGACACAAGGCAGTGCCAAGACCAAGACATATGATGACTTTGCCAAGAGTCAGTTCTACACAGCATTTGTAAAGTTTGGACGTCACTGTCACGGCATCAATGCTATCAATGTAGATAGATTTATCGAGCATGTTATCAAGAATAACCTCAAGATTGACCACTGGTGCAAAGACAAAGTATATGAAGAATATCTCATGACAATGTTGCGTACAGAAGCAGCAGAAGATGCACTAGCTCGTGGTGTAAAGATCATGGATGAGTGGGCAGACGAATTTCAGCAGCCACTTAGCGAATACTTTAGACAAGTCAGTGACGGTCGCTTTGTGCATCATGTTAAGAATGGACGCATCAGTGCATGGTTGATTTACAACTGTGACAGCGGACAAGCCAAGCTGGAAAATCTTAGCCCTGAATCCTTAAACATGGTGTGGCAGTTTATTGATCCAGACTTTTGGGCACGCAAGTTGAAAGACTATCCTGCAGACGCAGAGATGAGCCGTCAGGTATTAGCCGCAGCTGGACTATGAACACTGTCATGGGATCAGTTTATACACCTAAAGAGAAATTTATTGTATTCTCTGAGACTATGGCTGTGATAAGCGACTACAACTTTTATATGCGTAATCAGGAAGACCTTGAATTGTGGTGCAAGGATAATTGCCCAGACTGGCGCCGCGAAGGTATGATGTTATTTTTTAAAACAGCAGAAGATCGCATGATGTTTGTATTAAGATGGATGGATTAAATGGATATTGACATCGACCTTGCAGATAGAGAGCAAATACTTAAACTAATCAAGCATGTTCCTGCTGCAATTCATCGCGAGCATGAAATAGTCAAACACAACACAGGTGTGTATGTCAATCCAATTCCTGCAGATCCATTTACCAAACTAAGCAACATTGACTTCCATGCCGCTGAAGACATGGGCTATATCAAGTTGGACTTGCTGAATGTGCATGTTTACAATCAAGTCAAAAGCGAAGCACATTTAAATGAGTTGATTGCTCGTGAACCCATGTGGGAAATGCTTA